GACGACGAGAGTAAGAAGCGCGCCAATCATCGCAAAACCCCTAACTGTCCCATGCGGTAAAGCCACTAGGTGGCGTGTATGTCTGGCTGGCAGCAGTAGATTGGAGGGTCCAAACACCCGAGTTGGGGCCATTAAATGACATCGCCGGGAAATAGCTCACACCTAAACTAGGCCCCGCAAGAGATACCATCGGGTTAACTCCAGTAGCCGGATTACCACCGCCAAACCAAACATTATTCACGGCCATCCAAACCTTACCAGAAGTAAAGTCTCCGGCAAACGCAATAACAGCATTAATAGCTATTGTGAATGTCGCGGTGTAGTTAATTATCGTATTGGCAACATTCATCCCCTGAGCCAGATTACCAATATTGTCCACCCCAAATCCATTAGTTGATCCAAGCCCGACATAATTATTCAAAGGAATAGAGCTATCGCCCATCCCAAATATAACACTAGCGGCACTCGATGCGCTTGTCTTCATTTCGACATACCATTTACCGGACGCTTTTGATATTGTCGTTCTGATTGTCTGCCACCCAGCCGCCCCACTCGGTGTCACCGTTAGCCCGCCATTGCTTAACGTCATACCACTGGCGGCGGCGTCGGCAGCGCTCCATGTCGACCCAACGACCGTCCCACCATCTGATCCCACCCCTCCAATCCAAACGATCGTAGCCGCGCCGACCCCAGCAGGCGGCGTCGGGCCGTAGCCTGCGACCCAAACCGGCGTCGCTCCGGCGACCGGCTCGCCGTAGCCGGCAATCCATCTCTGAACAGCGCCGGCAATCGGGTCGCGATAGCTGGCGATCCAGACCAGGGCTGCACCGCCAGTCGGCGTCCCGCCATACCCCGCAACCCAGACCGGATTGACGCTCATCCCGGCGTCCTCCCGCAGTTCTCGATGACGTACTTGGTCAGGATCTGTCGCTCGTCCCGCTGCTGACCGGCGACGTACAGCAGCGCGAAAATCATCCCGGCGTTGAGCACGACGACCACGAGCAGAAGCGGGCTCGTCTTAAGCGCATCGATCGTGCTGCTGGCGACCTGAGTCATCACTTGCTGTATTTGCTCCTAGAAGGATGGTAGTTCTTCTGCCCCGGGGCGGCCTGCGCCTTGCGGGCGAGCTCGCCGATGACCCCGCCGGGAACGCCGGCGGCTTTGAGCTGTGCGGCCCGGCCACCATGGCCGAGCTTGTTGCTTTTTCCCTTGAAGGTTCCGGTTTTCTTCATGTCAGCGCTTCCTTGAAGGACTTGTAGTAGCCAGCGATCAGGTCGGCCTTATCGAGCCCATTGACGATCTTGCGCGCGTTGACCGGGTCTTCCTTGGCGGCGTTGAAATAGTCGGAGAGCTTCACGCCGGTGAACCATCCCCAAATCATGCCGTCGAACAGGACCAAGGCTGACGGCTCGTCTTCCAGCATGCGGTGCGGATATTGATGCAGAGGGACATCCGCAGCGTAGCGTTCAGCCAGGAACTGCTCTGCCTTCTGGTAATTCTCCATCCAGGTGAGCTGCACGTGGCCACGACCGTAATAGGCCTGCTCGTAAGGGCCGGTCGTGACGCCATAGGGCTGGCCAGAGCCTTTGCCGTACTCTTCCAAGGGCCGCATGTTGTAGGCGGTTTCGTGGAAGGTTGTGGCTAAGGCGTATGCCAGCCAACGAATGTCCTTATCGGGGAACAGGCGCTCCCAAACGTCGAGGAGGTAGTTCATCCCATCAACTTGCCGCTGCGATAGGACGCCGTAGAACAGCGACTCGCGGATGCTGTCGAAGAAGGCCTGGCGGTCGATCACACCCGGCCCTCCCACGCTCTGAACGGGCGCGCTTCCCAACTGTTGAGCCACTTCCTGAAGGCGTCGTCGTCGTCCCAGACGCCGCGCCGCTTCAGGTCCTCGGCGACGATGAACGGGATCGAGGCCACATCCTTGTTGTCGGTCAGACCGGTCTTGTGGTTCTCGCGGCGGCGCTGAACGCCACCGAGGATTTCCTCGATGTCCTGCTCGACCTTGATGGCGAACTCTCCCGGCCGGTCAGGGTCGGTGAACATGGTCCGGCGAATGCCGTTGGCGTTGTGGTAGACGCGGGAGGTCATTGGAGACCCCCGCAAAATGTGGTAAAATAGCGCGACGGCCCGCCGCTGAAACGACGAGCCGCCACTTGACACAGCAACCTACTGGAGAGGTCGCCATGCCCGCTTTCAAAGATATCACTGGTAAACGCTTCGGGCGACTTGTCGCCGTCCGTCTTTGCGGCAGGCAAGGAAAGCAGCTTCTCTGGGAACTCAAATGCGACTGCGGGAACACCACAACCGCTAGCGTCAGCAACATCGGACGAAGCGTCACCAGTTGCGGATGCGCCCACCGAGATGAACTCGTCGCCCGCAACACCAAGCATGGACATACGCCGAGAGGCCGTAGAACATCCGCCTACGCCCGCTGGGCTGCGATGGTTCAACGCTGTCGCGACCCCAACGACAGTCATTTCGAACTCTACGGCGGTCGCGGCATCACCGTATGCGACCGTTGGCTGACGTTCGAGAACTTTCTCACCGATATGGGCGAACCACCGCGTGGGTTGTCGATCGATCGTATCGACAACAATCGTGGATACGAGCCCGGAAACTGCCGTTGGGCGACAGCCTCCGAGCAAGCATTCAACCGACGGCCTAAGCGATGGCATAGAAAGCCCTCAGTATTATAAAGTATCAGGCTTTCACACCATTGAACAGAATATGAGCCGCTGCGTTTCTCATTTCTAGACCAAACTCGACCACTAACATGCGAGTCTCGGCGTCTCCGACCCTCGCCATAAGATACTGGCGAAAAGCCCTAAAGTAAGCGACGGCCGCATAGTCGGGATCTATTAGCAATCCGACGTCTGGCGGCACCCATCGACTTGGCGCGACCTTGATCCTGCCGAAGTCGGTGGCGATGACATCGATCGTCGACACCACTTCATTCTTCCCAACTAATACTTGGGTCGTGCTACGTCCCACGAACGTGGATATTGTCCTCTTTGGTCCCGGCGGCACGATCCAAAGGCTTGGGCTGGCGCCATTGGTGTAGGCGTTCTGCATGGCGAGGCCGAGCATGGCTTCCGACACCTGGATCTGGGAGCCGCCGGCGACGGCGGCGAAAGTCGAATCGCCAACCGCCGATCCCTGAATTGTCGGCAAGCCGGCGGTGACGCCGGCGACTGCGCCGCCTGCGCCTGCGGCCTGGCCGGTTCTCGGGGTTGCGACGCGCCCGACCCAGTGGGCGAAGCCTTCGCTGACGCGAGCAACCGTGTCGCTGCCGTCAATACGCTGCTGGCGGGAGCAGATCGACGTTTCCATGTCGGACTTCAGCGCCTTGGAGGTGATCGCCATCTGGTGCGCCATTTCCGAGCCCTTGCCGGCGGCGTCGGCCTCTTCCTGGGTTCCCGACACGGTGGCGTCCCGCTCGGAGATTTGCGTGACGTTGTTTTGCCGGATGGTCGGGGTCGACAGGGCGTTGGAAAGCTGGAAGCCTTCGAACTGGGCGTTGTAACCGGCTGTGGGGTAAGCAGGGGCTACGGTCGGCAGGTTCTCGGTCTGCCAGTCGAAGATCCTGTTCTTGACGTTGCGCCTTCGGATCGCCGACATGACGGGCGTGTCGAAGGGGTCGATGTTGTAGATTGCGTTGGATAGATCTTCACGATTTCCTGTCGCCTGATAGGTCGTGAAGGCGTTGGTGACCTTTGCCATTGCTGCCTCGCAGATTCATTTGAGAAGTCTCTCGAAGACGGCTGCGGTGGCGTCGATTGAGCCTCCGGTGCGCGCCTGGTTTTTGAGAGCGTCATCAATGCTTCTGCGGGCCGCTGAGCCGATTGGTCTTGCGCTTCCGGGAGCTAATGTGCGTCCTTTGTCATGCATGACCGGTCTAGGTTTATTAGCCGCCATGCGTCGATATTCGCTGGCGTCCCGAAGGACGTGCAGCATTCGCGGATCAAAGACGGTACCGATTTCGTGTTCGGTGAAGCCGTAAACCTCCAGGCCTACTTTCCTCATCGCTGAAAATTCGTTGTTCAACGATGGGATGTCTGTGATTCCGATGCGTCTCTGGAACTCCTTTTTTCCCCATTCGGCGTAGGCCGCTTCTTGCTGGGCGGCGGCTTGGGTCTGTGCCTGATACTGGGCCTGGGCCTCGGCCTGCTCGCGCTGCATTTCCTGGGCGATCGAGGTCATGCGGCCGCGGACGTGCTGGTAGACCTTCTCCTTGTCGTGGGCGGCCTTCGGATCGGCGGAGTATTCGGCCTCCCAGTTGAGTTCCTTGGGATAGAGGTCGGCCATGACCCGGCCGATATATTCGAGCCGCTGCTGGTAGGTCTGGCGGGCCTGGCCGATCTCCTGGGCGACTGCCGCGCTCTGCTGCTCGAAGGTTCTGGCGTATTCCTCGACCTGGCGGGCGCGCTGGTTGATGGCTTCCTGCTCGGCGTAACCCTTGACGACATCCTGGAGGGAGACCTGTTTGGTTTCGCCGCCGACGTCGATTTCGATCTTCTCGACGGGCTTGCCGTCGTGGGTTAGCGCCCAGCGCGCGGCGTCGGGGTCTTCGGCTTCGTCATCTTTGGCATCGTTATCCTTGGCGTCGCCTTCATCGGGCTTTTTGCCATCGCCTTTGGCTTCGGCATCGCCCCCGGACTTTTGGTTCCGGGGGTCCCCGGCGGCGTCGAGCTCCTCGGCGTCCCCTTCCTCACCCCTGCCGTCTGCGACTCTTCTCTCGATTGCCTTCAGACGCTCGTCGTCCCCGGCGTCGCGGGTGTCTCCCTTCTCATCGCCTTCGAGGGAGCGGGGTTCGAACAGCGGCTCGGGACGCTGGGAGACGCTTGAGAAGCGGCCGCTCTCGTCGCGGGGGCGGTCTGATCCCCGGATCGAGTCCGGGGAGGGGGCGATTTCGTTGCGGAAGGCGTCCGCTGCGCCATCAATGCCGTCGGCCATCAGGCGCTGCCCCGGTTCTGGGCGCGCACGCCGGCGTTGTATTCGTTGATGAGGGCTCTGAGCTGACCGGCGATCTCATCGATCACCTTGATCTGGGCGACGAGTTCGAGTTTCTTCTCGGTGGTGACGGCGGTGGTGACGAGGGTGTTGACCAGGCGATCCTTGAGATCAGCCTTGGCCTTCTCGAACGCCTTGCTTTCGAGGATGTCCTTGGCCTCGGTGGCGAGTTCCCGTTTGGCGGACAGGTCGTTCATTGACCGTCACCGTCTTGCTGGGACTGTTGCGCCGCAGCCTGAGCGGTTTCCGCCTGCAGTTGGGCCGCTTCCCTTTGCTGGGCGATCTTCGCCTGGTCGGTGGCGAACTTCATCCGCATGTCCTGGTCGGCCATCGCCGCATCGAGATGGGCGGTGTGGATGTCGACGCCGATCTTGGCGGCTTCGATGGGGTCCACGGCGGTCGGGCCAGCGGGAGAAGCGCCGACGAACACTTTGGCGCGTTCGATTTCCAACTTTTGCTGCTCGTAGTCGGCTTTCTGCCTGAGTTGCTCGCGGCGGAAGGCGTCGTCCCGTTTCTGCTTCTCCTGCCGGATCTGCAGGTCGCCGATCGCCTGGGCGGTTTCCGACTTGACCTTCTCGTATTGGGCTTTTGCCGCGACCGTCATGGCGTCCGGTTCCTTCGGGGAGGCGGCGATCTGTTGCAGCACCTGGGGCGGCGGGGTTTGGAAGTATCGGCCGACGTTCTTGATGTTGGAGAGCGCCAGCATGTCGGTGATGGTGTTGAGGTATTGCGGGACGCCGACCACCGGGTTCGAGGTCCCGAACTGCTGCATGATCAGTTCCTGCGTCTGCTTGATCTGCAGGAGGGTCTGGAAGCGGACGGTGTCGGAGCCTTTGCCGAGGGTAGAATTGACTTCGACGCCCATGCTTGCATCGAAGGTCGAGGTGTCGATCGGGGTCCACTTGCCGTTGACGCGGAGCGTGCGGCGCTGGTTGGGGGACTCGGCGATTTCGTTGTAGAGGCCTTCGAAAAGATCTTTGAATCCCGTCTCAGCGAGCACTCTCGCGATGAGTTCGGTGCGTTCCTGTTGGCCGTTGATGATGGCTTCGACGCCGATCTGGGTCGAGGACTGGAGTTGCTTGGGGTCGAGGCCTTTCGCCGCGTCGGACATGCCGGTGCGGCGCTGCAGGACGTCGTTCATGAGTTCGATGACCGGGAGCGCCTGCTGGCCGGCGAACGGGGTGGTGACGTAGGAGATGGCGTCGCCGGGATTGCCGCGGACGCGGATGATTCCGCCGACGTCGTCGTTCATGGCGTCGTCCATATCGACGACCAGTTCGTTGATGGCGCTCTTCGGGTTGATGCTCTCGGCGAGAGAGTCCAGCACCCCGCGCATCATATTGGTCTTGAACTTCTGGACGTCCTGGACGTAGTCGGCCAGGGAATCCCCGACGATGGTGTGGGAGATCGGGTCGCAGCCGAACACGGCGAATTTGACCCGGTTGGCTTCCTTGTCATGGACGATTTTGTGGTCTTCGCCCATGGTGCAGATGTAGCGGAGTTCGGCGACGCCATCGCCGTCGCGATCGACCTTGATGTACCATTCGCCGTAGAGGACGCCGTCGCCGACCCCGGTCGACATGGATCGGCCGGGATTGCGGAGCTGGCTCTCCATGGTGAAGTTATCGATCTCCTGGCTTTGCAGGTAATCGAGGCATTGTTCGCGATCGTAGCCCATGGCGGTGAGTTCATCGATCGGGACGATGCGTTCGTGGCCGACGATGCGGGAGGTTGAGAAGGACCTGGCGTAGCGGTCGAGGCGCATCTCTTCCGGGGGGACGCCCATGACGCGGATGGCGGGTTTGTCGACCTGATACTCGAACACGACTTCGTCATAAGATCCGGTTTGGGGGTCCTGCTGCCCGACATGGACGAGCCTGGCGGTCGGGTCCTGGCTTTGCAGCATCTGGACCTGCGGGCCGGAGAGGTTGACGAAGCTTTTGCGCCGCTTCTCTTTATGATCGTCGGTCCACCATTTGACGAAGCCGGTCCGCACCGTCAGGGCGTCCTTGAACGCGCCATGGAGGATCAGGAAGCCGGGGTTGTCCTGCCAGAAGACGTAATTGATGTAGTTGGTCTGCTGGTCGGCGGCGTCGACATCCGCTTCGGTTCTCGGCACAAGGTTGACGACGTTTTCGGATGCGGCGAACAGGCGGATGAGGCTTGGCAGGGTGAGCATGACGGCGTCGCGGACGTCGGTCGAGACGTAGGTCGACTTGTGGGCGCTTTCCTTGTCGTAGCCGAGGATTTGCTCGAAGGTGGCGTTGGGATCCTGGACGATCTGGTTGTCGGTATAGGGGGACCCATCTGGGTTCAGGGACGGCAGGTAGCCGTAGTAGTATTTCTGGGCGGTATCGCGCGCCGGGGCGAGGGTATCTTCCTCATAGCCCCGGCTATCGCTGATAATGGCTTGAATGAAGGATTCATAAGATGCGGGGTCCGCCGGGTCATAGCCCCCGACCCGCGGGCCGCCTTCTTTGAAGTGTGCGAATAACCTCTCGAGGGCCATTGACTTTTCAGCCGACTATTTTTGTTCCGTGTTCGATCTCCTTTCGGCCACAAGGAGATCGATGTACGTTATACTCTTGGTACTTGCGAGGCTCTACTTCGGCTCCGGTTCCGGCGTTGGCTCGGGCTCGGGCTTCGGCGGCACGCCGGGCGTCGCCTCGATCCAGCCGATGCCGGGAACCCATACAACGATTGGCGGCAAGCCTTCCGTATCAGGTAACGTATTATCTACGTGGTCTCCCCCGGCCGGGGGCCTCGGAAAATAGATCGGGCCGCCACCAGGATGCGGCACGCCGCCCGGTCGCCCATAACCCGGATCAACTGGAGGACGCTGGCCCCAGCCAGGATCTACGGGACTCCATCCTGGACGGCCATACCCAGGATCCGTCGGGCCGCCGGGATAGACTGGGCCGCCGCTGGGATGGCCCCCGCCATAGATCGGGCCGGTGCTGATATGCGGGCCGCCGGGTCTGCCATAGCCCGGATCTACGGGGCTCCAGCCAGGGCGGCCATAGCCGGGGTCGACCGGCCCGCCGCCGCCGGGCATGGGCCCGCCGCCGATCTGGACATTCTGCTCGTAGATTTCGCCGACGATAACGACTTTGGTCATGGGGCGCGGCTCCTTGCGGCAAAGGCCTTCCTGAACTTTTGTTCCATGTCATGTACAAATGTTCAGAGCTTCTCGTTTAGCGCCAACTTGCCATGTTAGCAAGATTGTCTCAGAAACTATTCCGCATGTCCCACGACGCCGTCTTCTGATGATTTTTTATATCGGCCTGCACAAGCCCTGGCATGGCGGCGTGGTCGAGCGCGCCTTCATGAGCATCAACGTGCTTCGGCGGCGGCGGAAGCCGGTGTCGTGTCCGATTATCGTCGACAGCGGGGCATTCACGGAGCTGGCCCAATACGGCCGCTATCGCCATTCGCCGGCGGCTTATGCCGCCGATCTGCGCCGTCTTGCTTCCGTGGCGTCGATACAGGCGGCGGTCGCCCAGGATTACATGTGCGAGCCGTTCATGCTGGCCAAGACCGGCTTGACCATCGCCGATCATCAGCGGCTGACCATTGAGCGTTATGACGCGCTTTTTGCCGAAGATCTGCCCTTCCCTATCCTACCCGTCTTGCAGGGGTACGATCCGGCCGATTACGTGCGGCACCTTGAGGCCTATGGCGACCGTCTGAAACCGGGCCAGTGGGTGGGGGTCGGCTCGGTGTGCAAGCGCAACGGGCGTCCTGCCCAGATCCTCGCGGTGCTGGAGGCGATCGTCCGTCAGCGTCCCGATCTTCGCCTGCATGGGTTTGGGGTCAAGAAGACCTCGCTCGAGCATCCGGGGGTGCGGGCGCTTCTTCACTCAGCCGATTCGATGGCGTGGTCCTACGCGGCTCGCCGCGAAGGCAGAAACCCTAACGCGGCTTCCGAGGCCCTGGCCTACAGCGCGGCAATCGCCAACATCCTCGGCACAGGCCGCCAGTTCTGGCAACCGAGCCTGCTATGACCGACGCTGCCGCAGCCGAAGGCCCCGACCGGGCGACCCTCATCCCTTATCTGCCCCGGAAGCATTTCCGGGCGCTGCATGCCTCCGAGAAGCGGTGGATGTTCGTGTGCGCTCATCGCAGAGCCGGGAAAACTGTTGCTTTGGCCAATCATCTGATCCGGGCGGCCTCGCAGAATGGCCGCAAGTGGCCGCCGCCGCGGTACGCCTATGTCGGGCCAAGTTTCGATCAGGCGAAGGATTTGGTTTGGTCCTACCTCAAGCAGTACACCGAGAACGTCTCCGGCACCCGCTACCTCGAGGGGGAACTGGCCTGTCTTCTGCCCAACGGGGCGATTATCAAGCTCTATGGCGGGGCGGCGGCCTACGAGCGCATGCGAGGCATGTATTTCGACGGCATCGTGCTCGACGAATATCCGCTACTGAACCCCGCCGTGTTTGGAACGGTGGTGCGGCCCTGTCTCGCCGACTATCACGGCTTTGCCCTGGTGTCGGGGACCTCGAACGGCGACGATCATTTCAACCATTTGCGGCTCAGGACCGAGAGCGATCCCCGCTGGGACCAGTTCATCATCCCCTTATCCTCGACTGGGGAAGAGGCTTTGAGCAAAGAAGAGGCGATCGAGCTCGCCCAGGACATGACGCCGGAGGAGTACTCCCGGGAACTCGAATGTTCGTTCGACGCGCCGGTCGAGGGGGCCTATTACGCCGAGGCTCTTAACAAGCTCGCTGCCCAGGGCCGGATCTGCGCGGTCCCCCCTGACCTTTCTCAGCCCGTCATCACCGCCTGGGACTTAGGGATTCACGATTATTGCTGCATCTGGTTCTATCAGATTGCCGGGCGAGAGATTCATTTCATCGACTACATCCAGGACAATGGGAAGGGGTTGGACCACTACGCCCGCGAGCTGAGGAACCGGGCGCACAAGGGCGGCTATCTCTATAAAGCGCATTGCCTGCCCCACGACGTCGAGGCGCGGGAGATCTCGACTGGGCAATCTCGACGAGCCTTTCTTGAGAACGAGCTTGACGAGCCGGTGATCACTGCGCCGTTCTCGAACCCCGAGGACGGGATCGCCGCAGCCAGGAACCTGATGGGGCTCTCGTACTTCGATCAGGTGAAGTGCCGACAGGGGTTACAGATGCTGCGCGGCTACCATAAGTCGAAGATGGGCAAGCCGGTGCATGGGCCCGGTCCTCACTCCCATGGCGCGGATGCGTTTCGATGCTTCGCCTGCGCCTTCCACCTGGTGGGGGGCCTAAGGGCCCGCACCCTCGGGCAGGGGCCGCTGAGAAGGCGGATCAGGGGACTGGTTTAGAGCGGCTCTCCAGCTCCATCGCCAGCCACCCGAGATCCATCCACAATCTCTCGGCGACTGCCGTGAAGGCGGCCGACGCCTTGAGCCGCTCGATCTCGGCGTTCCTTTGCCTGAGTTCGGCATGCATGCGCCCGAGCTCCAGGGCCTCGACATGGCGACGGACTAAGAGGCAAACGCGCGTCGGTGAGAGGTCGAATTTCTCGGCCAGCGCCTTCCTGGTTATCTTGCCGCCGACCTCATCGTGAAAGGCCAGCATTGCCTCTTCGCGCAGCCGCTCCTGGTCCCAGTGCTCGCGCCATCCCTCCTCGCCCAAAAGAATCACGTCGGGGCCTCAACCGGCTTCCGGCCCATCCCCAGGGACCTCCAGCTCCTCCCGCGGCTCGAGCCACCGTAGTGTGATCGTCCTCGCGCCCCCCTTGTCCTTCAACTCCAAGGTCGCCGATCCGCTCGCCTCATGACCGAAGCCACGCCTTCTTGCCGCCCCGGTGCGCAGGAACTCCTTGGCCGCATAGAAGCGGTTCTGGAAACTCATCTCGTCCCGCAGACCTTCGAACAAGACCCCGACCGCCTCGTCCACCGCCCCCTCGAACACCTCGTCGATCGCCCCGCACAATCGCTCGCTCTTCGCCACGAACTTCCTAAGCCTCGAGGACTTCACCCCAAGCTTCTTCGCCACCCTGCCCACATTGCCGTCATGCTCGGCCAGCAGTTCCTCGATCCGATCCTCGTCAAGAGGGGCTTCGAATAGGATGACCTCAGCCGTCATTTCCGCTATGCTCGCCTAAGCGGGGGCCGAGCCGGCCAGCTCGCGCGCCGGGCTTCCTTCGTCGGTTCCCCCGGCCGCCCCCGCAGCCCCAACACCTGCCTCCAACGCTCCACGCATCACCCGATCCAAAATCGCCATGCTCAACTGCCCAACTCCCCCAGCCAGCGCATACTGAGCAAAATCCTCCGAAACCCACCCCGTCCGCACAACCCCGTCATCCCCAACAACAATAACCCCTAACCCCGTCACTCCCCCACCAGAAACCTCCTCCCGAACCTGCTTAAGCAAATTCTCCAACCCCACACGATGCTCAGGTATCCGAAATCGTAGCGGCCCAGCCTCAAGCCCCCCAACCTTCTCCTCCAACCGCTTCAACCGCTCGTCAAAAGTCCCCTGCGCACGCCGAGCCCAGTCGCGAAACTCACTCTCCTGCATCAAACCAACCCCTTCGCCTTCCGACGCTCCCACGTCTTCCTGCTAACCCCATCAACATCCCAAGGACGATCCCCAGCAATCCTCGGCCGACCCCGCCCACGCGGCCCCGCCTTAACCTCAACCTTGCTTACCGCAGCCCGCGCACGCTCCAACCGTACCGCAGGCGGGGAAGCCGAAGTCTCCTCAACCGTCGCAAACCGCCGAGCCCAATTCGAATCCCCAAGCCCCTGCTGATCCAGAAGCCGACGACCCCGATCAGCCCCGTGCCCCTTAAAATTCCCAATAACCATGTCGCAAATAATCCCCCTAGCGGAGACTTCTTGCGTCATTTTATGCGTCATTCGAGCCCCTCCAGCAAGCCTCATATGTATTATACGCTGGCTTATGTGAATTATGGGAGGGGGTTAAGAGCGGGATGGGGCCCCCGGCGCTGGTTCCGGTCGAGGCCGGGGGGGTGGGGGGCCAAAACGCTTCTGGCTAGGGAACGACGGGCGGTCCAGCCGCCCGCCAGGACACACACGCTATCCACATGCAGGGCGACTGGACGCAGTCAGCATCAACGATATCAACGACTTAGCGCACGATACACTGTGATGTTCAATCACGAGCAGTGCTCTAGAGTAGCCATTGGCCAGCCTCGGCGCGAGGTTTAAATGGGCCCGGAATGTTTGGGGCGAGGGCCGTTTTGAGACGTCCTGCACATTTGTGAGACGGGCTGCACAAAAGTTCAGGCGGGATTAATATGGCCCTTATGGAGCAATGAAGTCTGAGCGGGCAGGAGAGCAGTTTACTTGGCGCTCGGCGTGAAGGCTCTGGTTTTCGAGCATGAGGGCATCGCCGGCTTCGCGCCAATAATCGAGGGCGAAAGAGAGGCGGCGAACTTCGTCCTCTAGCTCGAGTTCGCGGGCGCTTTTAGTCGGTGGAGCTGGCTTCGCCCTCAGTGGGAACAGGACCAGGCTCAGGACTAGGCTTGTCAGGCTCATGAGCGGCTCCCTTGGGCTCTTGGGATGCGGTGATGGACTTCGTGGCCTCCGTGAGGGCGGACGCGGCTGTGCGCCAGCGCTGGCCTTCCTCGGACGATGCGGCGCCGGCAGCCTTGCGCTGGCATACGCGCTTGAGAGACTCGAGCAGCGCCTCGGGCTCGTTGAGATCAATGAGGAGGCGGGTATGTTCCTGCAATTCATCCATCCGCATAGCCTAACACATTGATATCGCTAAGACCACAAAAATAATTGCCCAATCGATACGATTTCGCTTGACGCCATGGCTTGATGGCCTTATGTCATTATGCATGGTGGCGATAGGCCGCTGAGGAGAAATGACAATGGACTCGTCTGACACTTATTGGATCGTACAGGGTTGGCGCAACCGTGCATGGCAAACCCTATTCGCTCCTTATCTCACAGCAGGCGATGCAGACCGCATGCGCGAAAACCTAAAGAAAACCAATCCTGCCTGCCTCTATCGCACAAAACGGATTGTTCCCCGAAAACCCTGAACCCTTGCCTGCTAGCGTGGCCTTACGCCACATAACAAAGGAAACCGACGATATGCGATACGCAAACTGCTTTGACGCAATCCGCGAAGCCAACTTCCTTGGCTCCTACGGCGTCGCTTGGGAATACGGAACCGATGGCAAACCGGGTGAATGGCTGTTGTACAACCCAGTTGATGGTTGCCCTAAGGGCGCACGGCCAGAATTCTTCTGCTTCCATTCAGGCGTGATGCCAATGCCCCTCTCGGAGCCCGCAATCGAAATCATGATGGAGCTAAAGGGCATCAAGTAACTGACCGCCAGCTCATGCCCTTGAGCAATCGAATCGAGGGCATTGGCGGGCGATACTGCCCGATACCAAGGAAACCGACGATATGAAAACCCTACTCGCCATGGTTGCAGCGCTTGCCCTTGCCACCCCCGCCCTCGCTTGGGACAACAACGACGAAATCCGCGAGCAAGGCCGCGAAGCCCAGCAGCAGCTGCAGGACATGGCCAACGCCAATGCCTGGGCAATGCAGCAGCGCCAGCAGGCCCAGCAGGACTGGGCATGGCGGTGCGCGGCTAGAAACTACCAGAACTGCTACTGAGAAGCGCTGATCCCGTCCCTTATCGCCCCCAGGCCCAAACCTGGGGGTTTTTGTTGACAGGCCTATGGCTAAAGGCCATTCTAGGCCAGACGAAGGAAAACCCGCAGTCCCCCCGAAGGAATCGAAATGAGCAGCCAACCAGACGGCCGCGATGCGCAGATCATCCCCGAACCCCTTGTAAACGGAGATCTAAATCCTGATAGCGCTCTTGAGCGCGCGGCTGCTGATCTATGGCGCGCCGACAACCCTAAACAGTCAGTATTTGATTGCGATGGGGAAACGAAGGCTCACTATCGTCGCCTCGCTCTGGAGCGGCGCGCGAAGGCTTAGGAAAGCCCACAGAGCGGCTTTTGCCTCCGGATGGACAAAGTCACCGCAAATCCCCTGAAGGCCGCCCACGGGCCTCCTGTGAGGCTTGGAGAGACCACATGACCGATATGAGAGACGAGACCCTCGCAGTCTTCAAGGACCGCATAAGCCAGCTCCAAACGGAAGCCGGTCTCGCCCTCGCTCACGCAACGGCTGGCGATATCGACGGCGTCCACGGCCATCTCGGCGAAGTGCACATGCAGCTCTCAGCCGTCATGCATATCCTCTGGCACTATCGAACCGAGCTGACGGTCAAGCCGCAGGCGCCCGCCAAATGACCGCAGCCGAATTGCGACAAGCCCGCAACCGCCTCGGCGTCTCAGGAGCTGAGTTCGCCCGCGCCTTCGATGTCTCAGAGCGAACCTTGCGCTCATGGGAGGGCGCAATCCATAACAAGCGCCTGATCCCCGTCCCGCGCGCCGTCGCAATCCTGACCAAGCTCGCGCTCAAAAACCCATCCATCCGGCGCGAGCTCGGCCTCGCCAAAGCCAAAGCGCCAGCAGCCGATGGCTAAAGCCCGCTATACCCACCTGCCTCGGCGCACCGATCTGCCCACCCTGTCCGTCTGGGCCCTCCGCAAGCCCGGTCTCATCAATCCGTCCATGAGCAGCGCCGAAATCGAAGTCGGAGGCCTCAAGCGCCGCGTTGGCCTCTGGCACATGCATTTCCCCAGCGGCGGCTCATGGTCCTATTTCCTCTGCCCCCACTGCGGCCGCAAATGCCAGAAGTTGCGCCTTTACGATGGGCGCTTGACATGCCGCTTATGCGACGGACTCGGCCGTGACCGCGGTAAAGACATCGAGAGCATCCGCGCGAAACTCGCCACGCCCGGACACCCCCAGCGCAAATCGCTTGAAGCCTCTCTCAGACGCGCCATAATTGCCCAACGCCGGGAGAAGCTCAAAGGATGGCCGCCACCACCCCCAAAGACCTAGACCCCGAACAGATTGTCGAAGCGCTTACCAAAGCCGAAGGCTCGACCATTAGAGCCGCCAAGGCTCTCAATGTCGGGGCGCACGACTTGCGCCGCTTCTGCCTGCGCGAACCTCGCCTGATGGAAGCCGCCTTCGAAGCCTCTGAACTCGCCCTCGATAAAGCCGAAGCCCAGGTCTTCAGAGCCCTGCGCACCGGCCAGCTCTCAAACCGCCTGCAGGCCGCCGCGTTTATCGTTAAAAGCCGGCGGCGCTAAGCAACAGAAATCTGATTTGAGATAGGGGCCGCCGTCGGCGGTGGCGTGGCGTTTGTGGCCGTAACTACGCACCCCACCTGATGCCCACTGTCACCACTGACCAGCGTATAGGTGTTGGCATTCGTGCCAATGTTCGTCGAACCGTCGCGTTTCCACTGGTACGCATACGAAGATGGACTACCCGCCCAGTTTCCCTGGGTGCAGGTTAACAATTGGCCAACCGTACCAGCGTTGAGAGATCCAGTGGGCCCGTAAACCGCCGGCACGTCGATGACGCCCGGCGGAAACAGAACCCCCGCCACCCCGTCGATCGCCGCAATGATCGAGGCCGTCGGCAGATTGCCAGCCTTGGCGATGTTGACCAGGTTGCACAGATCGCGGGTCAGCCGCGACTGGCCCGCCGCCGGGGCGTCGCTGAACAGGCCGGCCGGGGGCGTCTGAATTGTTCGATCATGCGTCGTATTGTCGCTCGCCAGCGCCGTCGCAACTGCCTGCAATTCAGTCGCCATGTTGGTGTTGGCGTAGTGGATCTTCGCCAGAAGGACCACCTCGCCTTGGAAGTCTGGGTATCTGACAGAGATTTTCGCCTCCTATTTCAGCCTCGAAAGTATCTTGGATCATCGGGCCCGATCAAGGTCGCGGCCCGGGCGTTGCCGGTCGCCGGCACATAATAACCGAGATTGGGAGCGCCGGCCCTGCGCTTCAATGGGAACTTGGCGTCCGAGCCTATCCCGCCTTGGCCAGACGGCGAGGCCAGCGGGCCTGCAGGCGCAGCCGGAGCGCGGATAGATGACAACGGGTCATAGGGCCTGGGCGTGGCGCTCGGCGAACCAGGAGGCGCAGACATCCCCGCCCCTGTGGATGTGAGCCAGTTGAACGGCGGCGCATTCGGCCCTGGCCCCGCAACTCGCGGCCCCTCGTTCGCGGGAGGAACGCGCCAAGGCATGGGGCCGGTGGGCGGCGGGGATGCAACTTGCGCCCCCTCGTTGGCAGGAGGCACGCGCCAAGGCACAGTCGGCGCATAGACGCCACCGCCTGGCCGGGCCCCGCCAGGCCCAGGCCCAACATTTGGCGGCGTCTGCGTCGGGTCGGGCAGAAACCCATTCACCGGGCCAACGTTGCCCGGCCCATACGTGGTCCCAGCGCCGGTTCCGCCCGGCGCTAGCGACTGTAGCCACGCCCAGAGATCGTTGGGGCCCATCAGCGGCGAGCTTCGTGCGCCTCAACCGGACGCTGCTGAATGCCAGCGACCGTCTTCGGAGCGTTGGGGTCACGCTCGTCGTGCCTGGCCTTCCACGCGTCAACGCCCTCGCGCTGCATCTCATCCGAACGCTCGCGCTGCTCGTCGGCGATCGTCTTCACCGGCGGCTCAAGCTTGCGATCCCGCGCTGCGCTCTCCGCAAGCTCAAGCTTCGCTTCCTGGGGATCTTTCGAGTGCGCCTCGGGGACATGCGCGGCGGCCGGAGGCGGGCTTCCAGGCGGCTTCGGAGCAGGAGGGGGCGGGGTTTGCGGCTTCGGGGGTTCCGGCTTCGGCGGCGGATGCGGAGTTGTGGCCATTGAAATCTCCCTGATTTGGGGGCTTCGTCGTTGAGCATACACCATTACTGGGCGTCCGCCACTCGCCCGCCCTCTATTTCCTTGAATTGCGCAATCGCCGCCATCAACTCCCGCCGCAGTTGGCGCAGATGCATCTCGAGCGTTCCAGCCTCATGTCGGCGAGCCGCCTCCTTGGCCGAAATCGCGTAGCTTTCCATCATATCCATCTGCTGGGCGATAATCCCGAATCTCGAAGCGTCGTCATTCTCGCGCTCCTCTGTCACGTCGGGTGACCGCCTTGAAAATGCAGTGGGTGAGGAAATCGATCAACGACGCCATCAACTCAAGCTCCGACGCCGCCCGCTTTTCGGTCAGCGTCCCTTTCTGCACCCATTTGGGATAGCACCTCTCGCGAAAAGCCAGTTCGCGCTTGCAGCAGCCCAGGAGGTCGTTGAGATTCACCTCGTGCCATTGCATCGCTGGGTCCGAAATGCGGATGATGGCGGATCGGTCAACCATAACTAGAAACCGGCGTCTACAAGAGCCTGATTCATCGCGCTAACCAGCTCGCGCGCACGCCCTCCAGATACCGCTAGGCTAAGATCCCCCTTGCCCGGAAGCCAATCACTGCCCTCTCGTTTCCTGTACCATTCATGGCAATTGATGAACTTATGCCCCCTATATTCTCTAATAGAAACTCTTATTTCGGTATCTTCATTCTTCTTTATTGTGTAGCTCTTAGGAGACGGTACAGGTACGATATTAGGCATTCCTACTCTCCTTCCCTACTAGTTATATAGAGCCCTACGGGGTGAGGGCTGCGCTCTACGACGAACGGGCTGTCATCAATGGCGGTGGCTAACGATCAGCGGAGCAAGGGGCATTGAAAGGAGGACGCCAACAAACTCAGTGTGCTATCCGGATAAGGCTATGCACTGGACTAACAAGGTTAGCGTATACGCGCGCGATGGGTTTGTTTTACAGCGTCTCCCTTGCAAATTGCAGCGTCTTGAGCGTCTCCGCCGCAGCCTCGAGCTCGGCCGAGACGGCCTCGAGTTCGTCGCCCCGCTCGACCGACTTCTCAGCCAGCGCCAGATAGTGTTGGGCCGCCGTCTCGACGGCCACGATTTGCTGGGTGAGGGTCGGCGGATCGGCGGTCATGCGAACGCCTCCCGCGTCGCAATCCCCCACACCCTAAAAGCCGCCCGTGCATCCTCGATAGAGCGCACGACCGCGCACCGCGCGCCCCGCATTTCAAGACATGGGAGCATCTCGTTCTGCGCGTCGCTCAAGCGACCTCGTTTCGGGGTCTTGATCTCGAAGAAGCCCGCCCGGCCCCCCGGCAGGACGAGGCCCAAATCAGGCATGCCGCTCAAAGTGCCGGTCCATTTCATCCGCGCCGCCTCGGGCTTGGACCGAAGCCCGCCGTTCGGAATCGCGTAAACCACGACGGAAGGGCAAACCCAACGAATCCACTCGACCACCGCGGCTTGGACGCGCGCCTCGGCGTTGCCGTCACGGCGACGCTCGGCCGGACGCTGCTGAAGCGCCGCCTGGCTCATGCCGCGACCTTTTCAGGTCGTGGCACATAACGCGGCCATTTCGCATTGTCCGGCCAATGGTCGGAGAACCACTGCAACGCCCGATCGAATGTCTTCACGGTAAAGGTCTGGCCGCTATCCAAGCGGTCCATGAAACGCCCGTCTTTGACGGCGCTCGCCCATACGCCTGACGGCTTGCGACCGGTCGCTCTCACAAACTCGGACGAAACATCCAAAAGGATACGCTTCAGTTCGTCTTCCATGAAGCGAAGTTAGTGGGAAGTCTCCCACGATGTCAATCGGAAATATCCCAATCGACAGGCTTGACAACGATGTTGGATAATTCCAATATGACGTCTGACTTGAAAGCTCTCGTAAAACGCCGCCTCGTTGAGTTGGGCATTAATCCATTCGAAGCCGCCAGACGCGGCCGCCTGGAACGCTCGTTCGTCAATGACCTCCTCAACGGGAAGAAACGCTCCATCCGTGGCGACAACGCGACCAAGCTTGCCGCTGCCCTGGAAGTCGACGTCGTCTCCCTTCTGTCTCGCCGCGATGGGCCGCCTCCGGAAGACGAGGAGCTTGTAAAGCGTTTCCACCAATCCAGTCCCGAGACCCAGCGCATCATCAAGACGATCCTGCGCACCGGCACGGGCGGCTAGCGCCACAAAACCTCCTAAATACCGGACGAACATGACGAATCACGCAGCGTCACGGATTGCGCTCGCGGCATGATGGGAAACCTCCAACTTATCGCTTGACAGCCAGTTGGAAGTTTCCATACAGTGTCCCCAACGCAAAGGGGAGCGCTGATGCCGCAAAATTCTTACTCCCGCATGACCAGGCTTCTCACCTTTTGGACGGCTGCGGACGCCGTAATGGCGAAGCGCGGCTTGCCGCCATTCACCTTCGAGCAGGCGACCGATTGGTTCGGTCTCGAGGTCACGCCGGACGAGGTGGCTGACATCATCCAATCTGGCACGGCTTGCCGAGGCGCGGCGCGGCCGGGCGAGGCTGGGCAAGGCAAGGCGGAGGAGGCAAACCAATGACCGGCCGCCCGCCTCCCACTGCTGAGATCCTGACCCATTTTTGCGTCGATGGGGACGCAGTCCTCATGCGGCGCGACCGCGAAGCGCTCATCTTCATCGGCGTTTGCGAGGTCTGCGACGGCCACGGCCGCAACTGCCAGCTCTGCGGCTGGGAGCACGCCGAACGCACCTCGCCCGCGGGCGGCCCGCTCTGCGCCGAATGCCTGGAGCTACTGCAATGAGTGATACCGACAGCGCCGCAGCGGAGTCTGCCCTTGCGGCGCTTAGTCCCGGCGGGGGCACACCCCCTTTCGCTCCCGCCGGGGCGACCTTCGATCCGTACCTCGGGATCATTGAACGGGCCGCGCGCGACCCGGCCATCGACATCCTGAAGCTCGAGGGCCTCATGGGTCTGCGCGAGCGAATGGAGGACCGGCGCTCGAAGCAGGCCTTCGACCTCGCAATTGCGCACGCTAAGGGCGAGATTGGGCCCATCGTCAAGAACCGCGCCGTCGACTTCACCAACAAGGGCGGCCAACGGACGAATTATCGCTACGAGGACTTTGCTGGCGTGGCGGCCGCGGTCGATCCGGTGCTTGCGCGCCATGGGCTTTCGTATCGCTTCCGCAGCGAGCAGAGCGGCAACAGGCTCAAGGTGATTTGCCGGGTCAGCCACGCCGACGGCTTCGGCGAAGAGACGGCGCTGGAGGCCCAGAACGACGAGAGCGGCAACAAGAACGCCATTCAGTCGGTCGGATCGGCCGTCACTTATCTGCAGAGGTATACGCTTAAGCTCGCGCTCGGCCTTGCTGCTTCCAACGACGACGACGGCCGCCTTGGCAAAGACGAGGACGAGCCGCTGATCGACGCCGACCAGGTTGCCCAGCTCCAAGAGCTTCTCTCCGAAACCAAGAGCAATGTCGGGGTGTTCTTCCTCACCGTCGGCTGCACCACCTTTTCCGACATGACGGTGCCCCAATACCGAAAGGGGATCGCCTTGCTCAACGAGAAGAAGCGCCGCATGGCGACGGCGACGTCATGATCCGTCCGCTGGCGATCGATCTCTTTTGCGGCCTCGGCGGCTGGACCGAGGGATTGCTTGCCGAAGGTTTCGATGTCATCGGCTTCGACATCGAGCGCCATGAGTACGGCGCGCACCGCTATCCCGCGCAGCTTGTCGTTCAGGACGTTCGCACCCTGCACGGCTCGCAGTTCAAGGGCGCGGCGCTGATCGTCGCCTCTCCGCCATGTCAGGCCTACAGCTATCGCGCCATGCCATGGAAACGCGCAAGAGCACTGCCGCCGCCGGACAATGAATTGTTTGAGACATGCTTCCGCATTCAGCGCGAGGCCAGCGAAGCGGCTGGGAAGCATATCCCGCTGATCGTCGAGAACGTGCGCGGGGCGCAGAAATGGGTTGGGCGGGCGCGGTGGAATTTTGGCTCGTTCTATCTGTGGGGCGACGTGCCGGCGCTGATGCCGGATATTGCGATCATTAAGAATCATGGCGGTTCTTGGTTCAATGTTGCCCACAACACGGCGAGTGGTAAGGGAAAGAACCCAGACGGGAGAAAAACGAAAAAAGATAATCTAGGGGGGTATGGCGGCAATTTTGGCTGGGACGATACGCCGCTTCGACGAGGCAATTCTAAATCCAAGGCGCGCAAAATGGCGAGCGCAATGATCGCAAAGATCCCGCTGCCGCTCGCCCAGCA